TCCATATCTCCCCATGTGGTTAATTGTGCAGATCTTGGGGTACCACAAGAGCGCATCAGACTGTTCATCATCTGCACCAAATCGCGCCACCCGCTGATCCTGAACCTGCCGAAGATGGAGCATGTACCAGCCTCATCATTCATTGATTTTTCGGAAGGGCGATGGTCACCGATCATCAAGCCAGGCCGAGCGGCGGCGACCATTGAACGGGTAGCGAACGGAAGGGCAGCCCACGGCGATAGATTCGTGATGAGCTACTACGGCAACACCCGAACCGGCAGAAGTATGGATAGACCAATCGGAACCATCACCACCAGAGATAGATGGGCTGTTGTCGATGGCGACATGATGAGGATGCTTACCGCAGATGAGAACCTGTTGGCGATGAGCTTCCCAAAACACACGCTCAGGCCAGACAACCACCGTTTGACAGTTCATATGGCTGGCAATGCCGTCCCGCCAGTTGCAGGTCAGAGAATCATTCAAGCATTGATGGAGGCAGCATGAAACCAAGTAGCGATCCGGTCGATCTCCAGCGCCGCCTGGATGAAGCCGTGGCGGTGATGGGCCGGTTACAGGTGGAGCGCGATACCATGCTGGCCGAACAGAAGAAGTGGCGGGAGGCGGCTCAGCAGGCCGCCGAATACATCAGCATGATCCCTCTGCATACCGCAGACAGTCACGCCCTGCACTTTACCCAGCAGGCCACCAACTGGCTGACACCGTTAGCCGCCGATGCCGAGCGGTTAGACCTGGTTTGCCAGCTGGTCGAACAGCTGCAAGATGCTACCGCCCAGGTGGGCGAGTTGTCCGATAAGGTGAGCCGGTTCAATTTGGCATCAGGCGCCGTCTGCCAAGACTATGCGGAGCAGATGGAGGCATGGGCCAACGGTACCGATGACTATCTGATCCTGAAACCCGGCGAGGTCGATGTGAAGGCGGCCTTGGTGCTGATCTGGGGTGAGCAGACAGATCGCTACCTGGACGTCATCGAGCACGGCCAGAATATCCTGGATCTGGCTCGCCGCACGGCGACCCTGCTGAGCCGCGAGAGCGCTCTGGCCAGCATCAGCGATGACCTGCTGGCTCGCACCGATGCGCTGGAGAAAAAGCTGGGCGGGATACCGTTCATCAGTGCCGATGCCAGCCTGTTGGACTCCCTGCTAAAGGACAAAGCGGTACCGGGGCAAATAGTGGCCATGGATCCGGTCGAGCTGTGGCCAGGCCCCTATTTCCTGCCGTCAAAGAGCGAGGGCAATGTGCTGCCAGAACCCAACGAGATCGTGCATATCCACTTGGCCAGCACCGGGGCATGGCATCCGTATCGGGTGAGAGGGTTCTATGCCTGGCCAGACCTTGGCGGCAATCAGTCGCTGCATCGGGTATTTGTCGATCTGGTGAGTGAGACCGGCACCGCCAACAGCCGCTTGCTGTGCGACATTCGCCGCAACTACGTCCCGGAGTCGGAACAGGAGCCATCGGCATGATTGAGATCACCGACTCAAGAGGTCAAAAGCACTTCCTTTCACCGAATGCGATAGCCAGGGTCAGCGAACCCTGTTTATCGGCCAAGTGGAATGGGGTTCGCGCCTATGTTCAGCTGTTCGATGGTGCCGAGATATCAGCGGTCACCGCCATGGAGTCGATAGTCAACCAGATGAAGGAGCAAAGCGGATGCGCTCCTTGCTGATGGTGCTGCTGATGCTGGCCCTGCTGTTCATGGCCAGCAGACTGACGGCAGGCGTACAACCGGTGGCCTGGCAATGTGCCGGTGGCCACCATGTTTAACCTGGCCAAGCTGCCGCCGTCTGAGCGGCTTGCTATCGAGCTGGATAAGCAGGCCCGCTATCTGCTGTGGCAGGTGGGAAACGGCAAGGCCCAGCGTGATCAGATGCTGGGGCAGCTGCTCAAACACCCACACCATGAACAGCTCAGCGCTAGAGTCGCGGAGCTGGAGCGGGAAGAACTGAACGCCAAGGCCGACCAGCTGATTGCCTTGGCCATGACCAAAAAGATAGGCCGCATGGCCATTCAAGACGCCATCAATGCAACCCCCCTAGAACATCAAGATTACTTTCGGGGGGCTTTGAATGAGCGGAGAGAGGCGGCCAAACAGCAGGATAAGGAGACCGAACATGCAGAATGAACGCAAGGTGAGTAATGGGCGGATGACGGTAGAGACGATCAACCAGCTTGCCGTGGAAATATTCGAGCAAAACCGCGCTGTAGGTTGGTGGGATGACCTTGATAGATGCCCGTTCCAGACCCTGCAACTGGTTAATACCGAGATTGCCGAGGCTACAGAGGGCGACCGAAAAGGGTTGATGGATGACCACTTGCCACACCGCAAGATGGCTGAGGTTGAGCTGGCCGACACCATGATCCGGGCGCTTGATTTCGCTGGCCGCTACGGTTGGCGTTTTTCGCCAAGATTGACGGTTGACCGGGATTCATACCTTGGCAAGTTCGTCCATATGGTGACAGGTCACAGCACCATGGCAGTCAAGCACCTTGGCTTGACCGGCATCAACTGCCTGCTGGCATCGAAACTTTGGGGGAACGAAATCCACGGCATGGGGCATCGCATCCTGCGCCAGCCGGTTGAATATGACTTCCTGATTGATATGTGCCTGACGGTAGCAGAGGCTTACCATTTCGACCTGGAAAGAGCCATTCGTGAAAAGCTGGCCTATAACGCCAAACGAGCAGACCACAAGCGAGAGAACCGGGCAAAAAGCGGTGGGAAGATCTATTGATGGCGTAGTTTTTGACATAAAGGCAATGCGAGGTGAGCAATGGAAAAACAAAAGGGATTTGCAACTGAGTTAGAGGTTGAACTGTTAGCCAAGAAGCACTTAGAGGCATACCTGAATGAGTGCAATTGCCAGTCTAAAGAGGATGCATTGCGGGCGATAGAAAAAATGGTTGGGATGGGAATGCACTGTCATGATGTTGTTGAAAACGGAATAGCCGTACCAGTGCAGTGACATATGGGCGCTGGATATAGGCCGAAAAACAAACAGCTTGAACATCTTTTTCGGTATGCTATGTTTAACGGGAACCTATGCAGCCGGACACTATAGCGAACCGGATCGGTTTGACAGGGATGTGGACTTGAGCCCGTCAAACTTAAACAGAGGGAAGGTTGGGAGGTATCCTCACGGAGGTCAGGCCCTAGTCCACCGACCAAGGAAAGTTACCGGCAAAGCCAGCGAAAGCTGGCTTTGTTCGTTTTTGTCTCCAGATGCTGGAGTGTTATCCAGTAGATATGTTCGCCATCTACCCTGGGGCAAAATGCCCCGCAACGAAAAATATCAAAATGTGACACTTATCTTATCCGCATATTGATTTTTGACGGTATAAGCGATAACGTTTATCCATCGTGGGGTAATTCCCGGATACATGTGACTCAAGTTAGTGATCAGTTTTCAAGGGCCCGCAGCTGCGAGCCCTTTTTTTATACCTGGAGGTTACCTATGTCGCCAGATTTCATGTTGCTGATCATGCAGGTGCTCAGCTCGCTGGTGCGCGTCTGCATCATGCTGCCGCTGCTGTTCTGGGTGATCAAGAAAATCGACAACATCACTGATACCGATGTTGATACCTGGTGGAGTAAAGCCGATGCGCATTCTCAGTCTATTTATCTGTCTGTTCGCTTCACTGTGGTCGCTCTACTGCTGGCCATCACCATGGCCTAACCGGTATGACCTACAGATCCGGGCTGCATCCCGCGAGTGGATGCCGATGCTGGACTGGCGGTTATACAAGGCCCAACTGATCCAGGAGAGCCAGCTCAACCCGAACGCCGTCAGCCCGGCAGGGGCCAGGGGCATTGCCCAGTTCATGCCGGGTACCTGGGCCGAGTGGCAACAGGTCAGCGGCACCCTGGCAGGGCCCCATGATGCGGGGGAGTCCATCAAGGCCGGAGCCTGGTACATGTACCGGCAGCGGGCCATCTGGAAAAGCCCGCGCCCGGAGGAAGATCGCCACAACCTGGCGCTGGCCAGCTACAACGGCGGCGCCGGTAACATCATCAAGGCCCAGAAGCTGTGCGGTGGGCCGCCGCTCTATGCGGAGATCATGGCCTGCCTGCATCAGGTCACCGGGAGACATGCCAAGGAAACCAGAGGCTACGCCCCGGCCATTCGTCTCATCTACAAAAGGCTGACCCTATGAGCATTGTCACCAAGCCGCTTGCGCCATGGATCTGGCCAGCGGCTTTTCTGATCCTGGGCATGGTGGCCATCGCCACCCTGGGCAATCTGGCCACCAACTGGCTGGAACAGCGGCAGCAGGCCAATAAGCTCGATGACCTGCAACAGCAGCTAGGCACCACCAAGCTGGAGCTGCAAGCCACATCCAGCGCACTGGCTGCCGAACGGAGCACCACGGCCACCTTGAAAAGGGCCCTGGATGACGAATTGAAGGCGCAGCAGGAGGCCGAGAAAAGGCACCTGGCGCTTAACGAAGCATTCACAGAGTTACAGGGGGCGATGGAGGCCCTAGAGAATGAGCAACCTGATGTTAAGGCTTGGGCTGATGCTCCTGTGCCTCTCGCTGTTCAGCGGCTGCACCGCGAAGCCAGAGACCGTTATCGTGGAAAAGACTATCACGCAAACAGTGCTGCCACCGGCCAGCCTGATGCGTCCCTGCCCGCTACCGGAGCCGAGCGGCCCATTGGCAACGAACCGGGACATTGACCGATACATGAAGCAGCTTTACCTGGTGATCGCCCTGTGCGATTACGACAAGACGTTGCTGCGAGACTGGCGAACCGCCAGAGGGGGGCAAGATGGCAGAACCGAGTAGCACCAGCCAGCTGCCTGGCCATGAGATCAACATCGCCACGGCGCTGAAAGTCGCCGGGTATCTGTTCGTTGCGCTCCAGTGCATTGTGGTCTGGCAGGGCAAGCAGATGCTGGATACCCAGAAAGAGCTGGTAAATCAGGGGGCCAAGGCGAACGAACGGATTGCCGTGATGGCTGCCAAGCTGGCCAACTCTGACGAGCGATTCACCACCATCGTCAACGACCTAAAGCAGGTGGATACCAACACCAGCAAGGCCATTGAATCGTTGAATGACGATACCCGCGACCTGGATCGCCGGGTGTCAAAGCTGGAGGTAAGCAAGGGATGAGCACCACCTATAGCGCGATTGTTGAGCTTGAGACGAACGCCAATCAGCTGCTAACCCGATTGTCGGCGGCCAGCAATGCCGGTGAGTCGGTCAAACATGCCCGCGCCTGCCTGACCGAGGCGATTGAGCATCTGGTCTATGCGGCCAGAGAGGAGATCGCCAAAGAAGGGGTTTGCTACGAGTGCAGCGAGTGCGGCAAAACCTTCCCGCTCCATTTTGGCAGCCTGGGCTGCCCCAACGAACACGAAGTACCTGCCACCCTGTTCACCCGAAAGTGACGGTTTGCCTCTGCGGAGGCTTTTTTATTCCAATGCGGGGCATTTTGCCCCGCCCCATCAATGCAATGGCGTGGGCCTGGAAACGGTAGCGCTGCCCGCTCTTTTTGGTTCCCCCCTCAAGATGCCGGGCCCACACCATTGCAAGGGAGTTTTGACCATGGCGACCCAGACCGAAGTGGCCGAGTTCATTGGTTTGACCGACCGGCAGATCCGCAACCTGCAAGCTCAGGGCCATATGCACCGCTCATCAGGGCGGGGTGGCATGAACCTCCAGAAAGCGGTGCAGGAATACATCACCTATCTCAAGGCAGGCAGAGCCCTGGAGGAGGGCGGCCCAGCCGACCCTGATGAGAACGGCGGCAGTGAGCTGGATAGAGAGCGCAAGCGGCTCAATAACGAGATCATCAAGGAACGGCTCAAGGCCCTGCGGAAAGAGAACGTCCCGGTTTGGTTGCTGACAGACTCCCTGGTTCGAGTGGTTGAACAAATCGGCGCCCGCTGCGACAGCATGTTGCAAAAGGTGAAGTTGGCCAGCCCGGATATGCCAGAGCGGGTGCTGAACGTCATTAACAAAGAAATCGTGACGCTAAAAAACAGCATCGCGGCCATCGACATCGATCTGACTGACTATGAGCCGGAGGATGAGGAGGACGAATGAGCTGTGCCCCCTCGATAAGCATCAAAACGGTTCGCCGCAATATCCGCCAAATTCTGGCCCAGCTGACCAGTAAAGAACCCATCACGGCGGTGGCCTGGGCAGATGAATTTTTCAAGCTATCACCGGAATCCTCATATACCTCTGGTGACTGGGAAACAGACCCGTTTCAGATCGCCATCCTCAACGCCATGGGCTGCGATGATGTGCATGAAATCTACCTCTACAAGGGCGCCCGCATCGGTTACACCAAGATGCTGTTGGCGGCCATGTTCTACCTGATCGAGCACAAGCGCCGGAACGTTGGTTTCTGGCGGGAGGACGATAAGGCGATAGAGAAGTTTGTCGCCACCGAGCTGGATCACGCGCTGCGGGACTGTAAAAAACTTCACCCCATTTTCCCAAGTGTTGGGAAAAAGGGCCCAGGCAATACGGTAAACCTCAAGACCTTTATCGGGGCAACATTGCGCTGCCAAGGCGGTCAGTCTGCGGGTAACTACCGGGGCGACTCTGTTGATGTGGCCATAGGCGATGAGATCAACGCCTTTGTGACCAACTTGCAGGGCAAGAGCGGCAAAGAGGGTTCACCCTGGCCGCTGATGTTCAAGCGTACCAACGGATCAGCCTGGCCCAAGAAGATTCTGGGTACCACCCCGACCAAGACCGGGGAAAGCCACATTGAGCGGCTATCCAAGAAGGCAAACCACCATCTGCGGTTCCATCTGCCGTGCCCCCACTGCGGTGAAGAACAGCACCTGGAATGGACGAGTAGAGAGGCGAGTTACGGGTTTAAGTGGGACAACCGCGACCCGGACACCGCCCGCTACCGCTGCCGCAGTTGTGGCGATGACTTCACCCACTCCGATTACCTGGAGCTGGCCCGCCAAGGGATATGGAAAGACCCGGACACCGGGGTATGGACGCGCAACGGGTTGGACTATTTCGACCATCGCAACCAGCCGATCCGGGCCCGCCGCATCTGTTTTTATGTGCCGGGCTACCTGTCAACCCGAGACCCATGGCGAAACATGGTGCAGCGCTGGTATGACGACAAGGATGACCCGCTGACCCGTCAGGCATTTTTCAACACGGATCTGGGGGTGGACTACACCCCGGCAACCGGTGAAAAGCTGGATCACTCGCTGCTGATCGACCGGCGCGAACGGTGGATGGCCCAGGTGCCCGCTGGCGGGCTCTATCTGACCAGCTTTACCGATGTGCAAACCAGCTCACGCCTTGAGACCACCACGGTGGCCTGGGGGGAGGAGGAGGAGTATTGGGTGCTGGATCATGTGATCCACCCCGGTGACCCCAGCCAGCAAGAGGTGTGGAACAACCTTGAAAAGTACCTGCGCCAGCCATGGATGCACGAAAGCGGGGTTGAGCTGCGCATCAGCCGGATGGGGATTGATACCGGTGGTCATAACTGGGATGAGGTCATTGACTTTGCCAGCCGGTTCCCGCCGCACCAGGTAATCCCCTGCAAGGGCTCCAGTGTTTATGGCGATCCCATCGCCAACTATCACAAGACCACCAAGGGGAAAAACATCGGTACCTGGCTCTGCCATATCGGTACCGATAGTGGCAAAGAAACCATGTTCAGCCGCTACAAACAGCCGCGCCAGGGCACTGGCCCACAACCCCGTTACATGCACCTGCCTATCGCTGACTGGTGTAACGAGAAGTGGGCCAAGCAGGCGACCAACGCCATCAAGGTGCTGGTCGATAATGGCCGCAAGCTCCAGTTCGTTTTCAAGATGCGCAGCAGCACCGAAGGCGATGAGGCGCTGGATTGCCTGGTCGGCAACCTGGCGATGATCCGCCTATCCAAGCAGATGTTCGCGCTTGATCTCAAGACGCTGGCGCAGTCGATGCAGCAGCTGATCCAGGGGAAGGCGCAACGTACCAACAAGCCGCGCCGCAGTCGTGCCGGTCGCGTTACCGGAGGCGTGTAAGGAGCCACCATGAGTTATACGCAAGCAGACCTTGATGCTATCCGCAATGCAATGCGCAAGCTGGCCATCGGGGATCGAGTGGGTGAGTTCCAGCATGGTGGTACCCGTATCAAGTACGGTGATGTGACCATGAAGGAGCTGGAGGCATATGAGAAAGAGATCCTGCGCCACCTCAGCCCACGGCGCAGAGTCGTTTACATCCGATCTGACAAGGGGCTGACATGAACATCAAATCGGTTACCCATAAGTCACGGATATCCGGTGGTGTGTCGCAAGGCCCCCGCATCAAGGCCCAGTTTGAAGGAGCAGGGCAGGGTTACCGGATGGGCGGCAAAGGGTTGGGTACCGGTGGGATCAATCATGAGCTGAGCCGGTCACTGTCAGCCCTGCGGCGCCGTTCCATCCATGCCATCCGCAATCACGCCTATGCCAAGACCGCTTGCAACACCTACGTGGATAACCTGGTCGGGACGGGGATCACGGCCAAATGGGCAGACCCTATCCTCCAGGCCCTGTGGGATTGCTGGATCAAGCATTGTGATGCGGATGGTCTGGACAATATCGGCGGCCTGCAAGCTCTGGTTGCGCGGGAGTCATTCAGCGGTGGGGAGTCACTGACCAAACGCCGGTTTGTCAGCATCAACGAGCACCCAGGCATTGTGCCGCTGCGGTTGCATGTGCTGCCGTCTCACCAGCTTGATGAGCGATTTAACGACCCGTTCCGCAACATCGTTCAGGGGGTGCAGTTCTCCAGTGATGGCGAACGCACGTTCTACCACCTCAACCAGTCGGGGGATATCAGCCCGCTGGCATCGTTGAACCGGATCCGCGTACCTGCCGCCGACATGATTCATCTGTTTGACAGAACGGAGGCCGGGCAGGTGCGCGGGGTGCCGGAGTTGTCGGCCATCTTGGTCAGGCTGTACGAGATTGATGAAATGCAGGATGCCATGCTGGTCAGGGCCAAAGTATCGGCGCTGTTTGGCGGTTTCATCAGTCGCAAGACGCCCCAGGCTGGGCTGCCGCTAGAGAGCAACCAGGTAGCAGGAGCGGGGGACGTTGGCCAGCCAGATGGTGAAACGGATGCCGGTGACCCGATTGAACGGATCACCCCTGGCGGCCTTCACTACCTCTATGACGATGAGACCATCGAGTTTCCAGACCTGCCTGATATTGGGCCGAACCATACGGTTTGGCTCAAGACAGAACTGCGGGCCAGTGCCAAGGCTGCCGGGATGACCTACGAGCAGATGACCGGCGACCTGGAGGGTGTCAGCTTTTCCGCCCTCAAGTTCGGGATGCTGGATTTCCGCCGCCGTATCGAGCGCCTGCAATGGAACCTGATGATCGCCCGCTGGTGTGAAAAGGTCGCTCGCTGGTTTGCCGATGCGGCAGTAATGGCTGGAATGGTCAGCCTGCCGGGGTACTGGAGTAATCCCCATGCCTATATGCCGACCTGGATCCCGCCCAAGTTCGAGAGCGCCGACCGGCTGAAAGATGTGATGGCGGATGTGATCGAAATGCGAGCCGGTTTGGAAACCCGCAGAGACAAGGTTGCCCAGCGTGGCAACGATATTGACCGGGTGGACGAACAGTTTGCCAAGGAGCAAAGCAGCGAACTGGTGTTCGACTCGAACCCTGCGGCAACGGACAAAAATGGCGGCCTGCAAGAGGTAATGACTCTCGCCAGCAATGTGCTGCAAACAGACCCAGAGGAAAAAGCGAAATGAAAAAAACCATACTGGCGCAGAAGCTGGAGGCGGCGGCCAAGCTGCTGGCCGGTCACCCGGTAAAGGTGGCCGCCTCAGCGGATGGTACCCGCGCCGAAGTCATGATCTATGACGTTATCGGGGAAGATTACTGGACGGGTGGCGGGGTCACTGCCACGGCCATAGCGTCATTGCTGAACGAGTTGCGCGGTACGGATCTGCTGGTTCGCATCAACAGCAAGGGCGGCGATGTGGTGGACGGTACCGCCATTTACAATTCGTTCAAACAGCATGATGGGGATGTGCTGATGCGGATTGAAGGCTGGGCCTGCTCCATGACCACCGTTATCTCAGCAGCAGGCAACAAGGTGGAGGCATACCCCAATACCATGTTTATGGTGCATCGCGCCTCATCCGGGGTTTGGGGTAACGCCAAGGCGCTGCGCCAGCGGGCCGCCCTGCTGGACAAGATTGATAGCCAGATGGCTGGGATCTACGTCAGCAAGACCGGCAAGAGCCTGGAGGAGATCAACGCCATCATGGATGGTGATATCGAAGATGCCTCCTGGATGACAGCCGCCGAAGCCAAGGAGTCCGGTTTCATTGATGAGGTGCTGGATGGCGAGGGTAAGGCGGTGGCGCTGCTCGATAAAGAGAGTGCCAAGGCCCTGGCCCCAGACGAAGGCGCCCAGTTGATGCCGACTGCCGATCTTCCTGACAACCTGCCGCTGGTTGCCCGTCAGATCATCCTACCCATGACCATGGCAGCCCTGCCGCCGAACATCAGCGCCGTACTGGGCAATACCAGCCCTGCCGGGGTGGTGCGTATGGATGGCGCATTTATCGCCATCAACGCCAAGGAGCTGGAGGATGAACCTGATGCCACCGACCCGCCAGCCGATGACCCGGCAGATAATCCTGGTGGTGATACAGCGGGCGACCCACCTGCTGATCCACCTAGCTCCCCAGCAGGTGATGACGAGGCCGACACCCCGCCAGCCGATGCCAGTGATAAGAACAAGGATCCCATCCTGGCAGAACGCGAGCGGGTCAAAGCCATCAGGGCCGCAGCCACGGCAATGGGCCTTGAGAAGATGGCCGATCACTACATCGACAACGGGGCCAGTGCCGAGGAGGCCAACAAAGCCTTTTTGGCCATCAAGGCGGCGACCCAGGACAAGATCACCAGCCACCACGATAGCGGCCTGGGTGACCAGGCTGAAAAAAACACCGCGATGTGGGCCAACGCCTACAAACATTTGCAGTAATCCGCGACCCCACACCAATCCATCAAGGGACACATCATCATGATGAAGAAAGACCTTATCGTTCGCCCTGGCGAACACCTGATTTTTGAAGTTCACCCCGGCATGTGCCGCACAACCGGCAAGCTGAAAGCTGGCGCCAATTACCCCACCGCCATGGTGCTGGGCAAGGTCACCGCCACTGGTGAACTGGTCTCCTGGGATCCTGCTGCCTCTGATGGCAGTCAGACCGTTGAGGGGGTGCTCTATGGCGGGGTAGACGCGACCACGGCAGCGCAAAAGTGCGTCTATAGCCGGGCGCTGACCTTCATGCTTGCCAGCAAACTCCAGTTCAAGGCGGGGCTCAATGACGCCAACAAGGCGGCGGCCATCAAAGCGCTGGAAGCCAAGCAGATTTTCATGAGTGCCGAGATCGTTTAATCGGTCTGACCACTCAACACCTTTTTACGGGGCCTGATGGCCCCGTTTCCTTTTGTTGCAGGAGCAGCACAATGATTCTCACTGACGTTTTCAATAATGACGCCTTCTCGATGACCACGATGAGCGGCGAGATCCAGAAGGTATACAACCCCAGCTTGAGCATCCTCAAGAGCGGGCTGTTTACCCCCAAACCGATCAACACCCGAGCTTTCATCATGGATGTGAAAGAACACCACTTCAACATCCTGCCGTTGCAACAAGTGGGCGAGCCCATCCCGCAGCGCACTTTCAAAAAGGGCGCGATGACCCAGATCCCGACCTACCGGATCGGGGAAGGTACCAAGCTGATGGCCGCTGAATTGGCGTTCCTGCGCCAGTTCGGTACCGCTGATGAAATGGTGGCCGCCGCCGTGACTGAGGTTGCGGTGCGCCAGCAAGCGCTCATCACCGACCATGATGCCACCCTGGAATACATGTTCCTGAACGCGCTGGATGGCAAGGTGGTGGACAAAGACGGCACCGTGCTGATCGACATGTACGACCTGTTTGACCTGAATCGCCCGGCATCGGTCGCCCTGCCCCTCAGCACCGCCAAAGATGGCGATCTGCGCGAGCTGATTGAGCGCCAGATCTGCATCAAGATCGAGGATGCCGCCGCCGGGGCAATGTTCTCCAGCATTGACGCCAGCTGTGGCGAAGATGCCTGGTTTGCCTTGATGAAGAACCCCGAGTTCCGCGAGCTGCAAAAGATTGCGGAGAACGTGGCGGCCATGAGCGGCGCTACCCGCAACGTGCCGGTGCAGTTCGCCGGGGTGAACTGGTCGCGTTACCAGCGCGATGCCCAGGGCAAGATCAGCCTGCCTGGCGACAAGGTGAAGTTCTACCCGAGCGGCAAGGGCAATACCGTATTCCAGGATGTGATGGCCCCCGGCGAGACCTTTTCCGACCTGGGCAAATACGGCTCACCGATCTATTCCCGCATCATCCCGGACACCAAGCGCGACAGCTATGTCGAGCTGGAGGTGATGAGCTACCGCATGGCGCTCTGCACCCGAGTGGAAACCCTGCGTTCAGGCCACATTGTGTAACCACTGGATGGGCGGGGCAAAATGCCCCGCCTCACTCCAACCGGATAGGGAATAGATGCCATGACGGTAAAAGAGAAACTGAAATTGCTGGGAGTGACCGCGCCCCAGATGAAAGGTCTGGACGATGCCGCTTTGCAGGGGCTGCTGGATGATAAAACCCTGGAGCTGACCAGCACCGGCCAGCCCCTGCCATGGGTAATCAACAGCGACCCGCTGCCGCCGACTGGTGACGAACTGCCGCCGACTGGTGACGAACTGCCGCCGACTGGTGACCCGCTGCCGCCGTCTGGTTACCCGCTGCCGCCGTCTGGTGACGCCCAGCTGAATCCGCGCCTTGCCGGTCTGGAGTTGATGACCACCAAGGTGACCGCCCGTTTCGGGTTCCGTGGCCCGGCGAAAGATTTTTGCATGGTCAACGGCAAGCCAGTCGAGCGTGGCGAAGAACTGGATGTGCTGGCCGGTGACGAACTGCGGCTGGGTGAGCTGACCTATGACTGGCTGGATGAGCA